TTTAATCGTGGCGAGCTTAACATTTGGGCTGGTGGTTCTGGTGCTGGAAAATCTCTTTTTCTTGCTAATCTTGGGGTCAATTATGCTCTTGCTGGACTCAATGTATTATACCTTACATTAGAACTTTCAGAGGATTTGGTCTGTATGCGTATCGATGCAATGACCACTGGAATACCAACAAGAGAGATTTTCAAGAGCATTGATGACGTTGAAATGAAGGTCAAAGTTATTGGTAAAAAATCGGGAAATTTGCAGGTCAAATACATGCCAAGCGGCAAAACTGCCAATGACATTCGTGCTTACTTAAAAGAGTACGAAGTCAAAATGGGACGTAAGGTCGACGTATTGTTGGTCGATTATATGGACTTGATCATGCCATTGAGTAAGCGTATTAGTGCTGAAAATTTGTTTGTAAAAGACAAATATGTTTCGGAAGAATTGCGAAATTTAGCGGTAGAAAAGAATTGTGTATTTGTTACTGCGGCACAGTTGAATCGTGGTGCTGTTGAAGAAGTTGAGTTTGACCACAGTCATATTTCAGGCGGATTAAGTAAGATTCAGACAGCAGATAACGTGTTTGGTATCTTTACAAGTCGTGCTATGCGTGAGCGTGGACGTTATCAAATTCAGCTGATGAAAACACGTTCTTCAAGTGGTGTTGGTATGAAGATTGATTTGGAATTTAACATTGACACATTACGTATCAGCGACTTAGATGAACAAGATGGTTATGGCAACGGTGCACCAAGTGCAGGTAGTGTCTTGTTGAACAGTATCAAACAACGACAAACAGTTAGCGCACAAGAAGACCCTGCCGATGGTATTGCTGTACCTAAAGTTAAAGCACAAGTTGAAAGTACTAAGCTGAGAGAATTGTTAAATAACCTCCCCGGAGACGATATTTAGGCCGAATGAATAAATACGCATATAACACAACCAAGTAGCGAACATGGAACTTCATCGTATAAGAGATATCACAGATCCTTTGGTAAGAATTATCAAAGATGACCCCGTACGTCCTCATATTCCGCTTGAGCAACGTATCAATGATGCCGCAGAAATTCTTATTCTCAAAGCAGGAGAAGAAGTTTTAGCGGCTACTTGTATGCAATGGTTAAGCACAGTTCCCGAAGATGAAGCAGATCTAGTGGCTATGGAAAAAGACAAAAGTATCGCTGTATTTTATACTATTTGGAGTTATGCACCGGGCGCCGGCGCAACCTTACTACAACAAGCGGCATCTTGGCTAAAATCAGAATACAGTGAGCTTAAAGGCATAGTTACACTAAGTCCTCAGACACCTACAGCACGACGTTTCCATTTGAAAAACGGTGCTAAAATTCGCAAAGAAAACCCTACTAGCGTCAATTACGAGTATTATTTCAAAGAGTAAAACGGTTAAATACTAGTTATAAAGGACTAGTATTTTCATGAGCAAAACCGTACATAGCGTAAAACTATTGCCCTACGATGCAGTAGATTTAAACAGCATTAGCTATATGAATGGCGATGTTGTTTATGATAACACCAACGGTACATTACGAATAATGAATGGTGTTACTTCGGGCGGAACTAGCCTTGCTACACAACCGTATGTTGCTACGGTATTACAATCATATGTTACTAATTCTGCTTTGAATACAGCATTAAATTCGTATGTAACTACAACAGGGTTAACGTCAACATTAAGTTCATATGTAACGAGTTCTGCATTGAGCACATCGTTAACCACTGCATTAACTACAGCATTAAGTCCGTATGTAACTACTGCAAATTTAACAACAACATTAAGCTCTTATGACACAATTTCAGCAAGAAATACCGCATTGAGTTCTTACACAACAACAGCAAATTTAACAACTACATTAAATTCTTATGCTAGTAAAGCTAGCCCAGTGTTTACTGGAACCTTAACAACTCCAATAGCAATAGTGGGCGGAGTTAATATCAAATCATTTTCAATAGCTATGGGGGCCGCATTGGCTTAAACGTATGAGTGTAGCATTTCCAGCAAATCCCGTATTAAATCAAATATATTCCACAGGCAATGCCACGTGGCAATGGAATGGGTTAACTTGGACATTAGGTCAGCCAAGTTTAGCTACTGTGGCAACTAGCGGCAATTATAATGATTTAATTAATGCGCCTAATATGAACTTGTATGCTACCAAAGTTAGCCTAAGTTCTTATGCAACTACAGCAAGTTTAGGCGCTTATGCATTGGCTAGTAGTTTAACCACGTATGTTACTCAAAGTACACTAGCCGCAAGTACAATTACAATTAATGGAACTCCTATTACAGTTAATGGTAGTGGAAGCATTACTGCGGCTAGTTTAACTGGAACTACATTAGCTAGTAATGTTGTATCTAGTAGTTTAACTAGTGTTGGAACATTAAACAATCTTGCAGTTACAGGTACAATTACGTTAAATGGACAAAACATTAGAAGTTTATCTCTTGCACTTGCGGCAGCCATGAGTTAACTGATAAATATACCATCGAGGGGCGATAATGTCAGCACAAATAAAATTAAGAAGAGATACAGCGGCTAACTGGACTAGTGTTAATCCTGTGTTGGCCAGTGGTGAACCAGGATTAGAAACTGATACACTTAAAGTAAAGTACGGAGATGGCGCTACTGCATGGAATCTTTTAAGTTATCCTACTGTATCATTTCCTAGCACTATTAGCAATGCTACGACAGCTACAAATTTAAGCGGAGGAACCGCTAATCAACTAGTTTATCAAACAGCCGCAGGAACAACAAACTTTATCAGCGCACCAACACAAGTAGGATATTTGCAATGGACCGGTACTGGTTTTGCATGGACAAACAACACAGTACAGGCTAGCCAACTAGCTGGTTCAAACTTATCAACCAGTGTGGTTAGTTCAAGTTTAACTACAGTTGGTACACTAACTAGTTTAACAGTTGGTGGCCAAACTAATATTATTGTAGGCACACAAAGCTCAAGTTCTACTACTGGAGCACTAGTAGTCACAGGAGGTATTGGCGCTAGCGGTAACATCTATACCGCAGGCAATGTCGTAGTAACGGCATCTACGGCTAGTACTAGCACTACAACTGGTGCGTTGCAAGTAACTGGAGGTGTTGGTATTGGAGGCAATACTTATATTGCTGGAAATTTAGTAGTTTCCGGAACAATTACAACACAAACAGGCGAAACAATTACAGGTAATTTAAATGTTACAGGTACAGAAACACTAGCTGGAACAAACGTAAAAACGCTGTCAATAGCCATGGCAGCCGCCCTAAGCTAACGATAAATAAGATATCACGGAGAATTAAATGGCAAAAGCACAACTTAGACAGTACGTTTTTAATGCGTCACTAGGACAAATTGAAGTTCCAGGCAAAATAGACCTGCAACAATTACTGGTTATTACTGATACTACCAAAAATGTAATACTTTATAACTTTGCAGATCCTGCTTTTACAGGAACCACTGTATCATTTAGCCGTGCAAACGATCTAAACTTTATCAGTGCATTGGATAATACAGATGGTACAACTACTATTCAGTTGAATGCCGCCACAATTACCAGCATTGCTACTAACGGTATTGCTAGCAGTGATGTGTTACAAGTACTATACGAACAACCATTCCAATATGTTCGTAGTCCAGAAATTGGTACAGATGCTTTTGAACGTCAACGTGTTGCCGCTCCACAGTCATTACTAGACGCTGACTTTGAATATGGTATGCAACCTACTAAATGGTTGACTATTAGCCAACAACGTGCTTATCCTGCCATTTATGAAATTCCCGGTACTGATTTAGTTGTTACAGCCGCTACTACAGATGCATCTTCGGCATCAGGTGGCGCTACTACAGCAGAATCATTAATCACAATTACTACTGCTACTGCACACGGTTATACAAACGGTCAAGCAATTACGATCCGTGGTTTTAACTCAGCTTATCAAGGTTATGATCGTGCAGAAGGTTCTTTCGTTGTATATACAGCTTCAACATATACATTTACCTACTATGCAAAGGGTAAAGTAGGTTACAATAACA